CGATCCAGCCGATCTGCCAGACAACCCAGAAGCAAACGATCATATCTTCTCTGCCGGCAAGTGGTGGAAGGTCAACCCCAAGGCCGAGAATGTCAACAACCTGCCGGGTGGTTACTACCAGCAGATGTTGCTGGGTAAGAACTTGGATTGGATCAAGTGCTACGCTGGTGGGCTCTACACCTATGTGCAAGAGGGTAGACCTGTCTGGCCGGAATATAACGACTCTCTGATGTCTGGTGACACCGATGTATCGCCTGATGTGCCGATCCAGCTCGGACTCGACTTCGGATTAACCCCGGCGGCTACCATTGGTCAGCGCTTGCCTAATGGCCGCTGGGTGATCCACCATGAGATTGTGACCTTTGATATGGGTCTGGAGCGCTTCGGCCAGCAGCTGCTCGCTGAACTCAATGCGCGGTACCCAAACCATCAGGTCATGATTTGGGGTGACCCAGCCGGTATGCAGCGTGATGGCATCTATGAGGTCACCGCATTTGACTACCTGAGAACGCTTGGTTTGCGCGCACAACCGACAGCTAGCAACGACTTTAAAGTACGCCGAGAAGCCGCAGCAGCGCCCATGCAGCGCCTAATTGACGGCAAGCCAGGGCTAATCGTCAACCGCAACTGTAAGCTATTAAGGAAGTCTCTAGCCGGTGGGTACCACTTCAAGCGGGTTGCCGTCGGCGCAGGCCAAGAGCGGTTCAGGGATGCACCCAACAAGAACGAACACTCACACATTGGCGACTCATTTGGCTACCTGATGCTGGGTGGTGGCGAATATAACCGAATGACAAGAACCCACCAGCTAGGCGGCAGAGCGCCCGGCATGACAGTGGCCAAGATGGACTTCGATATTTTTGCTTAATTTATATCTTGCATATATGTTTGGTATTGCAAGCTATTGAAAATGAAATAGAATTGCTTTGTATATGAGCGTGCCAAATACCGACGAGCGATTAGCCCATCACTTTTCTGATGGTCTTTATGCCAAGGAGATACATATTCCAGAGGGCTATTACATATTGCAGCATCAGCATGTGTATAGTCACTTGAGTGTGCTTGCAAAAGGTTTTGTTGTTGTTGAGGTTGATGGCGAAACGACCGAATACCAAGCGCCTGCTTGCATAAATATTAAGGCAGGAGCAAATCACACAATCTCTGCGATTGAAGATTCTGTTTGGTTTTGTGTCCACGCAACTGACGAAAAAAATCCCGATGCAGTTGATCGGGCTGTGATTGGAGAGTGACATGGCATTGATTGCGTTTGCTGTATTGGCTGGGTCTGCTTATCAAGCGAGTGAAGCAAGACGTTCGCGCAAAGACGCAGAGCGCCAACAGGTGGCTGCATTGCAACAACAAGCGGCTGACGCTGCTGCAATGCGCAACGAATTAGCTCGGCAGACAGCAGAGTATGCCAAGCAGGGTGCGTCGCTTGAGCAGCAGGCTCAGACAGCGCGTCAGCAGTTTGAGTCGCAGCAACTGCGGTACCAGGAAGGCCGGCTGGAGATGGAAAAGAAAGCCAAGGAAGTGCAGGCCGCAGCTGATGAGGAGCGACGCAAGGCGGCGCAGTCTGAGGCATCCGCGCTGAAGGCTCGCACCCGTGGTGGCCGCCGTGCGCTGCTCTCCCAGGAGCGCCTAACACCAGAGCTCGGCATAACATCGCCAGAGTTTACCGCCGGTATGAGGATGCAATAATGGCTACCGCACCCAAGGGTAAGCGGATGCGCAGGATGACGGACATTGATCGTCTGGCAGAGCAATACAACCGCAGCATCAATGAGCTGACCGGCCAGTACGAAACATCTTTCAGCGACTATCAGAAGCAGGTTTCGCAGCAGATGGCTCCCTTTGAAGAGGCGGCAGCCAAGTACAAAGCCGAAGTGCTGCCAACCTATGAGCGCCAAATGGCCGACTATCGTGCCAGATTTGGCCAGTACCAAGCACAGCTGGAAGACATCCAGAAAACACCTAGCGAAATGGTCAACGCACCGGTCAGGACTGCCGGTAGATCCGGCAGGGTCTACACAATTGGTGGCCGTGAATATGGCGAGCGAGCTCTGCCTGAAGGTTATTTCATTGAAGCGGTTGTAACAGGCAAGGCTAATGTTACGAACCGGTCTGGCCAAGTTACCGGCACCAGAGATGTTACGGAAGATCGCCTATTCCGAACAAGAACGCTGCCGGCTTTTACCGAGAAAGCGCCCACTGCGCCGACTTCACCTACCGCACCAGAGGTTGCATCCTTTGATTCTTCGCAGTTTGAGCAGCGTCGAGGCCAGCTACAGGAAGAATACGGGCGTGAGCTAGGTGAGCGCCGTGCCGGCAAGCTGGCGGCAGTATCGCGCCGCAGTCGCAGACCGATGTTACAGGAGGCGTAAATGCCAGGACTCTACGAAAACATCCACGCAAAACGTGAGCGCATCAAAGAAGGCAGCGGCGAGAAGATGCGCCGCCCAGGATCCGAGGGTGCGCCGACAGATGCTGCATTTAAAGCTGCGGCCAAGACTCGCAAGCAAAAGCGGCCAATGCTTGAAGGGTACTCGGCCAAGGCATGAGCAAGTACAGGGATCCTGAAGGTGGGCTGACTGAGGCCGGCAGGCGCAAGTTTGAGGCATCCGGCGAGAGTAAGAACCTTCAGCCGGGCGTTAAAGAATCTGCACCGTCAGGCGAGAAGGCACGCCGCAAGGGATCTTTCCTGACTCGGTTCTACACCAACCCAAGCGGGCCGATGGTGGACGACAAGGGACGGCCAACCCGGTTGGCGTTGGCGGCGAATGCCTGGGGCGAGCCGGTGCCACGCACAGCGGGTGCCGCATCTAGGCTGGCCGCCAAGGGACGCAACCTGCTGGAGAAGTACAAACTAGACAAGGATGAGGACTGACATGCCAGACAAAATGAAAGACAAAGTTTCCAAAGTGATGCGCGAGTACAAGGCTGGCAAGCTGAAATCATCCAGCGGAGAGAAGGTTAAGTCGCGTGACCAGGCGGTTGCTATCGCATTGTCTGAGGCAGGGATGAGCAAAGGGGCGAAGAAATGAAGATCGAAATCTCTATCGAGAAAGAATACGAAGATAAGGAAGGCATGGTCGAGCTGTCAAAGCTCCCGCCTGCCCTGCGTAAAAAGATTGCACAGTACATGTCCACCAAGAAACCAGAGAAGCCAATGCGCGGCTTAAAGGAGATGATGGACGAGGCTGAACTTGAAGACGAAGAGGAAGATTGATCATGGCTTACAAAGAGCCGCTGGGCGGCATGAGACTAAAGCCTGAAGAAATCATGAAGCGGCAGGATCTCGCCCAGCGAAAGAAGGACGAGTTTCAGCAGCTGTACCAAGATGCCTATGAGTTTGCCCTGCCACAGCGTCAACTCTATGGCGTTTGGGAGGGTGGCGCAACAGGCAGCAAGAAGATGGCTAGGGTGTTTGACTCGACCGCCATCAACTCAACCCAGCGTTTTGCCAACCGGCTGCAGTCTGTTGTGTTTCCACCGCAGCGCAAGTGGGCGAGGCTTGAGCCTGGTCCGTCAATCCCATCTGATCGCAAGCAGCAGCTGCAGGCAGTGCTGGATGTCTACAGCGACCAGATGTTTGCTGTTCTAAAGCAATCCAATTTTGATATTGCGATTGGTGAATTCCTGCTGGATCTGGCTGTCGGCACGGCCTGCATGATGGTGCAGCCTGGTGATGATGTCTCGCCGATTAACTTTGTGCCTGTGCCGCTGTTCCTGGTCAGCTACGAGGAAGGCGCGAACGGGCAGGTAGATAACGTCTACCGCCGCATGCGCATGAAGGCTGAGTCTATCCAGCGCCAGTGGCCAGACGCGAAGATACCGGACACACTGCAGCGCTTGATTGAGCAAAAGCCCACCGACGACATTGAGTTGCTGGAAGCCACAATTTTCGATACCAAGCGGGGTGATTACTGCTATCACGTTATCTGGAAGGAAGGCAAAGAAGAGCTGGTCTATCGCCGTCGCAAAACCTCTCCCTGGGTAATTAGCCGCTACATGAAGGTGGCCGGCGAGATCTATGGGCGCGGTCCGCTGATGACTGCGCTGCCGGACATTAAGACGCTCAACAAGGTCAAGGAGCTGCTGCTAAAGAACGCCAGCCTAGCTGTTGCTGGTGTCTATACTGCCGCCGATGATGGCGTGCTGAACCCTAATACGGTCAAGCTGGTGCCTGGTGCAATCATTCCTGTGGCTCGCAATGGTGGACCACAAGGTCCTGCTTTGCTGCCGCTGCCTCGATCGGGTGACTTCAATGTCAGCCAGCTGGTCATCAACGATCTGTCTGCCAACATCAAGCGAATCCTGTTGGATGAGTCGCTGCCGCCAGACAATATGTCTGCACGGTCGGCCACTGAGATTGTCGAGCGCATGAAGGAGCTCGCGCAGAATCTAGGTTCTGCCTTCGGTCGCCTGATCAACGAGACAATGATCCCGTTGGTGGCCAAGATCCTTGAGGTAATGGATGAGCGCGGCTTGATCGACATGCCGCTGCGCGTCAACGGTCTGGAGGCCAAGGTGGTGCCGGTGGCTCCGCTGGCTATGGCTCAGAACATGGAGGAGGTCAACGCGATTATCCAGTATACCCAGCTGATGCAGGGCTTTGGCACCGATGGCGCACTGGCGATTAAGACTGATGCTGTGGTTGATTACATTGGCGACAAGCTAGGCGTGCCGGCCTCTGTGCGTAATACGGCAGCAGAGCGTGCGGTACTGATGGAAACCATGCAACAGCAGCAGCAGGAGGCTGCAATGGCGCAGGCAATGGCCATGCAAGCACAAGCTGGGGCAATGCCGATGGAGGGCGCGTAATGGATTACGGAATGCGGCCAGACAAGACGGCCAAGGGCGCTGGTTACTTTGGTGAGATCAAGCGGCCAGACGGCAACGTCATGACTGAGATCAGCATTGGTGTCGGCCTTAACGGCAAAGAAACTTTGATCCCGTTGGTGGTGCCAACTCTTAATAGATCTGAGCTCAACTATCTGATGAAAGCAGACCCTCAATCCAAAATGTTTATGGAGAGGATGCCGAAATCAATTATGGATAAGGCTGTAGATCATGCCGTTACGAGAATGAAAGAAAACAAATCTCCATTTGCTAATCCGGATGAAGTTTCTCCGATGCCAACCAAATGAGCTGGGATGAACTTGAAGCAATAACGGCTGATGTTCGGCCAGTAGAGCAGCAGCGGGAAGACCTAGCCAGGCTCTGCCTGCGGGTGTTTGCTACTGAGGACGGCCAGAAGCTGCTAGCCTGGCTGCGTCAGATGTATGTGGATGTGCCTGTTGCCGTGCCAGGTACCGACCCATCGCACGCTTTCTTTGCTGAAGGGCAAAGGACCGTCGTGCGAGAACTCATTGCACGGATTCATCAAGCGAGGAACTTATGACAGACACAACAACTGTCGAGCCCGGAA